CGTCAAGCTGGCGCCACCAAGGAAGGTTGCGATCCAGATTGGCGAACGTGTCGGCGATGTCTTGCTCGAGCAGTTGGGTGACCTGTGCTGGCGTCAGCGGGTAGGCCCAGTTCGACGGCAAAGGCTTGGCTTGCAGGTTGTGGCCGACGCCAGTTGTCTGAATGCCTTTTGTGTCCTTGTATGGCCAGTAGCGCACGCCTTCATCGCGGCGCAGTTCGGCCTCGAGAAGTGTGGTGTTCATCCTTGCCCCGGCCAGCGACCATGCATAAGACCCCAGACCGCCGCCGCAAACGCGATGAACGGGCCAAACCACACAACCAGTTTCCGAAGCACCCGCCCGGTCGCTGTGAAGAACCCGATGCCACCCTTCGCGAGCTTCAGCAGCTCGACCAACTCCTGAGTGTTCGACTCGACGCGTAACGTCGCCTCAGTGTTTGCTGATAGCTCGCCGCGCCAGTCAAAGATCTGTTGCTCGATCGTGCTCATGCGTTGCTCCAGGGCGGTGATACGGTCATCGCCGTGCGGGTGTGGATGGTTCAAAGGAGAGCCCCGGAAATGAAAAAAGCCGCTCGATGGCGGCTTGGGTTGGTCTGGTCGTAGAAAATCCGGTCAATGGCGGCTTGCATTAGTGCTTGACATGCGTGGAAGCCGCATACTATTTGTTTTGAACACGATACAAACGCAATACACGCGCTAGAATAGGCGCCTCACATCCAAGGTATTCGTAATGAGCCAAAATACATATCAGGGGCATGCAGTTACGATCGGAGACAAGCCATACAAGATCCTTGGGGACGAGGGGTACATGAACGTGATTGGCGCTACGTTTGAGCCGGCAACTGTTCTTACCCTGCGCGCCCTATGTGATCAAGGCGATCATGCGCTCGACGTGGGCGCCAATATCGGCTTGACTGCGCTGGCGCTCTCGCAATATTGCGGAAAGGTCGTTGGCGTCGAGCCAGTTCCGAAGACGTTTAACTACCTCTCCAGCAACGTCGCTGGGGTTGGGAATATTTCGATATTCAAGACAGCCCTCGGAAACTCGGAAGGCGAGATCAGAATGCAGGGGAACCCAGACTTCCTGGCCGGCTCCTTCATCGCGGACGAATACGAGATTGCGGGCTCCGACCACTTCACCGAATCAGTGCCGATCAAGCGCTTGGACTCCAGCATGTCCCACATGGGCCTGAACCGGCTTGACTTTATGAAAGTGGATGTCGAGGGGTTCGAGTTGGAAGTATTCGAAGGTGGTCGGGAGACGCTTAACGATCTGCGCCCGATCGTCTATCTGGAGATGAATCACTGGTGCCTGAACGTTTTTCGCCGCATATCGATCCCGGAGTTCAGGGAAAGACTGCTTTCCGTGTTTCCGTATGTCTACGCAGTCGATCGTGGGGAGTACATCTCCTACCACGATGGCGAAAACAGCCACCATATCAACCATGAACATATCGTCCATGGGAAATATGCCAACCTGGTGGTCGGATTCGACCGCGACAAAATACTCAACAAACTCGAGAAACTGAAAGCGACGTATCCTGCCCCCGTTGTTGCTCAAGCCCAGCCCGTAAACCCTAACGATGACCGAATCGAGGACTTGCGCCGAAAACTGGACGAAGCAAACGCTCTGTCACAGCGTTTGCTCGAACAGAACAAGGCATTGCTTGAATCTACGTCATGGAAAATTACGGCACCTCTGCGGGCTATCTCAAGCGCCGTCAAACACTAGAAGTTCAGGTTGTTCGTGAAGACCTGATTAGCGCCTGTGGCAGCATTTGTATAGCCAGCAGTCGCATTGCTCGGAAAGCGATTGCCCATCACAATGAAATTGTTTGTCGCGGATGACGAATTGAGCACGAGCCCATAGGCCTGGTTGTTGATGCCGCCAGCACCTTCGTAACCGCACATTCCGGAGATGTTGTTGGTGATCGTGAAACCAGTAAAACCAGGCGATACGACGATTCCATCGTAGGTATTGAAAGCCGATGCGCTGTTGCTGCAAATCTGGCTGGCATCAACGGTGACGTTCGTTCCTGAACTCATGACGATGCCGTGCTGGTAGTTGTCCCTGACGATGCTGTTCTGAATGGTGACGCCGTTAAGCTTGCTGGCAGTCGCCGCGTTGATGTAGATTCCGGCAGTTCCCTGATTGGCTGCGGCCCAGATCTTGTTCATCACGATGTTCGTGACGAGCGTGGTCCCCGTGCTTTGAATCAGCCAGCCGAAGCCGCCGTTCGTATCTGACAGAACGGTGTCGAAAAATGCAAATACGACCTGTCCGCCCGTAACGGGGTTAATCTGGATGCCGTTGCCGGTCGCCAAAGTTGTGTCGACATTGGCGACGTAAATCCCGGATGCATTCTGAATCAGAATACTACCGAAGCAATTCTGAACGTTGCCTTGGTATATGAAGACATCGGCCGCTGCGCCATTCGCCGTGCCGACCGTAATTGCCTGGTTCCCGAGGCTCTGGATAAAGAAGTTGTGAATCCGGTAAGTGAGAGCGGTGCCATGGGAGTCGAGAACGACGCCCGTAAAGCCACCACTGATCATGAAATCGCCGATATCGACGTTGACGTTATTTCCGACGACATGTATCTCGGCGCCAGCAGTTTTCGTCACGGACGGGAAGAAGCCGAGGCCTCTTACCTGGATGTTGTAGTAGACCGACGAGGTTGTCCCAATAGTCAGCGTGTCGGCTGTCGTCGATGCGGATGCAATGATGGAACCGGAAGGGTTTGCGCCCTGAATTGTGAGGTTCGAGCAGCCGAGCGTCAACGCAGAACTCGTTTTGTACGTCCCGGCAGGCAGATATGCGATGCCGCCGCCGGCCGCGCATACAGCATTGAACGCATTCTGAATGGCAGTCGTGTCGTCAGTTGAGCCGTTGCCGGTTGCTCCGAAGTCCTTAACGCTGATCAGATCGCCAAACTTGGACGCATACGTACGAGCAACTGCACCAGTCCCGCTACTAAGGTACTTGAGCGATGGGTTGTTGCTCGACGCCGATAGCGTGGTGAAGGATCCAGCATTCGCTGTTGTTCCGCCGATGGCAGGAGGAGACGCGAGGTAAGTGGAGAATCCCGTCCCACTGATCGTGCTGCTTGCCGCGAGCGTCGTGAATGCGCCGGTGCTTGGTGTCGTCGCGCCAACGCTTGCATTGTTGATGCTGCCCCCGGTGATCACCGGAGTGCCGATCGTCGGCGATGTACCGAAGACCAGTGAGCCCGAACCGGTCTCATCGGGAATGACCCCCGCCAGTTGAGCGCTGGTCGTTGATGCGAACTGGTTCAGCCCGGATGTGGTCAGGGCAATCGACGACGCACATGCAAAGCCGGTTCCAGACGTCCAGCGCAATGCATTATTTGATCCGCTGCAGCTCGGCATTGAGAACGCAGCCGGACTCGCACTGGAACCCGTGACATTTGCGACGACGGTGTTCGCTGCCTGCGTCGCGAGGCTGGAAAGCGTGACAAGTCCCGTCGCAGTTAGCGAGCCGGTAATGGTCGGGCTCGCCAGAGAGGGAGAATTCGACAGGACTACCGAACCGGTGCCTGTCGATGTCGTCGCGCCTGTGCCGCCATTCGCCGCAGTCAGCGGATTCTGCAACGTCAGTGAGCTGAATGTCGGAGACGGGTACGTCTGGGCGAGCGCGAGCGAAGAAAACAGCCCCGCAACAACGATTGCGAATAGTTTTTTCATTTCTTCCAGGCAATAAAAAAGCGCCCGGAGGCGCTTGTATTGAATCGGCTGCGTATCAGGACACCGAGACGACGCCCGCGTTATTCCAAACGACGCCAGCGGTCACCGGTTCTGTAGTAGGTAGACCTGTCGCCCATGCGGTAGAACTGAGGATCGTTGCGAGTTGCGAAATCGGCATCGTGCAAAGCGCGATCTGCCCGTTCTGCACTTGATGAATCGTGACGGTTTCTGCGCCCGTCAGCGGTTGGGGGAGTCCGTATAATTCCATCTGCTTCTCTAGAAAATAGGTGCTGGAGCGGCGGAGAAGACTCCGTCGCTATAAGTAGAACCCATTCCCATCTGAATGTCGGCAGGAACAGGAATAGCTTGTGAACCAGATGGAGGTTGCCAGTTGCTGTTGTCGCCATCCCAAACGATGATATTGACCACAACACCATTCGAAACGATTGCATAGGTATTCATGAATCACCATTCGAAGGCCATGTAACCAGGGGAGCCATTACCACCCGCACCGCCGTTGCCGCCGCCTGCGGTATAGACGCCAGATCCGCCGCCACCGCCTGCACCATAGCCGGCGGCATTGCCGCCAACAACGCCGCCTGTCGTGGCACTTCGTGCCGCGCCGCCCCCACCCCCAAACGGACCGCTGGCACCCGAGCCACCGCTTCCGCTTGCATTGCCTGAAGTAGTATCGTTTCCATATCCGCCAGCCGGGAAGCCAGCCCCTGCGCTACCGCCTACTGCATTACTGGTTGTCGCGGCGGCGCCGCCACCGCCTGCGGTGCCCCCGCTCAGAGTTACGGAAGATCCGCCATTGAATCCGGCGCCGCTAATGACAGTGTTACCGCCCGACGTTCCGCTGTTCCCGGGGTTGCTGCCGCTCGCTACACCACCCGTGCCGGCTGCGCCGATCGTGACGGTGATGGTGTTCCCCGGAGTGACGGGGTAAGCAGCTCGTTGTAACGGTTGTCCAGCGCCACCGCCGCCACCGCCGCCTGCCCATGCGCCTGTTGCGCCAATGGATCCAGGGCCGCCTGCGCCTGCGCCTGCGCCCGCAGCACAGCCGGACAGATACATCGTCGTTACACCAGCAGGGACAACGAAGCTCCCCGACGAGGTGAAGATTTGTTTTCGATTATTAAGCTGCGCTGCGGAGATGCCTGTCGATACCCATTGCGATACACCATTCCCATATATGGGCAGCGTTGTTCCTGCCAGCAGCGACGTAGACCCGGTACCTCCCGGAAAGAACGTATCGCTGCCTGCCGCAACCAACGTAACGCTATTCCCACTGCTGTCGGTACGAGCGAAATAGAACGGCAGCGGCACACCATTAGCGCTGGCTACTGCGGGCAGCGTGATAGCGATGTTGCCCGATGTAGCATTGACTAGAACCAGGCCCGCATTCGTTGAGGTCAACGTCTGCGTCGCATTGACGGTCGCGACATTCCCGCCGAACGTCGGAATGGGCATCCACCCGGCCGCGCCGACTGCAGGCGTGACGGTGTTATTGTCGACCATCGACATGAAGGCCGGACCGCCCGCGCCAAGTTGGATAACAGCGCCTTGCGGGTATCCGCCAATCGCGCTCTGGAAGGACGAGTCGCAAACAATCGGGCCGCCGGCTTGCTGCCATTGGCTCCATTGCGTCACTTGTTTCAAGATCCCGTTGAAATCCTGACCGAAGGGCGGAACGCCTCCTGCGGCAACAGCGGTAAAGCAGTCCGGGGGGAAGCCATCCGTAAGACTCGCCGCTCCCGCCGTAATGCCGATTTGACTGGCAGTTGGGATCGCGCGGACGAAGCCGGACCCCGCTGAGTTCGCGAAGGGAATCGAAAACTTTCCAGGCACACTTGAGGATTGCATATATTCTCGTGATCAAGCGACGGACACGACACCGCCGTTATTCCAAAGCTGTCCACTAGCGAGCCCGGACAGGCTGATGGGTAGATTTGCACCACCCAAAGCGAGCAGTGCTGACGCAGAGGTTGTCGCAAGATATACGGCCGGCGCGGCAGGATTCGGAGTCGTCGTTCCGGCCACGCAAACGACGCCGCCATTGCTATACAACGCACCAGCAGAAAGCCCGACAGGTGATGTGGGCCAACCTATAATTCCTGCCCCCAAGGTGACGACACCGCCATCGTTCACCAGCCCGATCTGGATGATGGTGAGCGCAACACCCGCGGGCCTAGGAAGTACGCCCGATTGTGTGACGATAGAAAACTGAACCGGGCTCAGTTGAAACTCGAACGTGTACGTCATGGTCATGTTCTGACCATCGGTACACCAGCACGCGCCAGACGACCCGAATAACGTCATCAGGATCTGGTTGATCGCCGGAATCGAGCCATTGGTGATGTTGGCGGCAGCCTTGGCCAGGATGAGCGTTCGATACGCATCATCCGTTAGCGCATAATTCCCCGTTGTGGACGCGCCGTTATAGAAGGGCGCCACGTTGAAAGGTGTTTCGACGGATCCGTTGCCGGCTTCTTCGAAACCGAGCCATTCGCCGGATGAGACCTGAAGGACGCGCGACACACCTACAATTCGCCCCCACACATCCAGACCAAATCCTTGTGCTGTCAGTACATTCCAGACGTCTGCGTAAAAGGCGTCGATTTTTTTACGCGGGTTGACGGCCGAATCGAAGCTTCCAATAAGCCCGAGAATGGTTGGGCTATTGGCGAACTGGCTAATTATCGTGTTCCGGTAGTCGAATGTATCAGCCATATCAACTCAGCGTCAGAATCACATTTGCAGCGGCGAATGTCGGCTCCTGATTGATGTTCATCGTTACGTCGTTCTGGTTAGGGACGACGCCAAACATCGTTTCACTAGCCACCGTTTGTGAAATACTCACGGTCCAAGAGGTTCCACTGCCAGCCGTGATCTGCGTTCCCGATATGATTTCGCCGGAGGAATCGCAGATGTATTGGCCGATTGCCAGCGACCCCGAGGCCACGCTAGAAACTGTGAGCGCGTTACCAGTGATTGATCCAGAAAACGTCGCAGATGGGACGTTGATGCACCCGATCTGTAGCGAGATGATCTGCGCCCACGCACCAAGTAGCGCAATGTTGGAATAGAAGCGGCTTGCGAAGATCTCAGAGCCAATGCGTGGAATGACTCCGCCGTCAGATCCTGAGAATGCAGAATCAAGAGCGGCCTGAACCTGAGCTAATGCGGTAGATGGTACAGAGGTACCATTCCTGATCGTGATAGCAAAAAATATCGGCGTATTGACCGCCGTTTCGAACAACACCGTATAGCTGGGCGGAGTGGCATAAATCGGATTAGGATCGGTCACGGTTACCGACGTATTGCCCGTATATGCACAACCCGGCGGTTTTTTGATCCAGATCGCTTCAGCAACGTCTAAAGGCGTAAAGCTACCCGCAACCGCAACATAAACGCTATTCGGATTGAGCGTGACACCGCCAATTGTCGGCGCAGTTGCTGTGGGGTTATCTAGCACAAAGGCATCAACGACGCCGGGCACATTCAGCACTGATCCGAGGATCGAATCCAGCATCCCTACCGAATTCAGTGCGACACTCTGCTGTCGTCGCAATTCGAAGGCTGCGCGGCCCTCGACAGTCCGACCAATGATGCCGGACGTGCACGTGACCGTGTCCCACCCCGGAATGGCCTGAAATATTTCGACGGCGTTGCTAGACGGTACAGCGATTGGGCCGGTTGAGAGAGCCGCAAATGGAAGCGTAATTGCACCGCCCGGCGGAATCGTTCCGGCCGTCGTGCACGCATAAATATTTCCATTCAGATCCTGGATCTGCGCTCCAACTGTGATAACGACATTGACCAGCCCGATGCACTCGATTTGCAGCGTCGTCGGTTGCGCCGGGAGTCGGGTCAGAAAATAAATCGCTCCGATCGCATCCTGAAATCTCCCGGATGCAAACGCGGGATCCACGCTATTGGCGAGGTAGACAAACTGATTATTTACGTCGCCAATGATCGCGGTAGTGCTCGATGCAATCTGCCCTTGGGGTGTTTCCAGTGCCGGATTGACCCCTCCTCCGAAAGCCGCGTCAATATCCGCCTGGACGCCAGCTAGGATTGCGGATTCGGAAGGCAGCACTAGCCCCGCATCCGTGAACTGGATGCCCGGTACGTTTGTTGCCATGTGAAGCCCTAGAAGGAGACGGTTTGCGTCGTACCGCTGGAGGTGGTGACGATGACCTGGCCAGTAATCTGGCGATCAGCGAATGAGGCGAGGGTGCATTGCGCCGTAGCGACTTCGGGCACGGTGAGCGCGGCTGCTTCGATCGCAGCCCGGACAACAGGAAGCGGCGGCCACTGACCCAATATCTCCTGCCAGTACGGCACGCCCTTGGTTGTGTCGAACCACAACTCCGATTTGAAGAGCTTTACTGCGGAGGCGACGTCCTGCGCAATGCTGTACGGATCGGAGGCGAGCGCGATATCACCACTTGCGTTCAGGACCAGATCCCAGACCGTTCTATCCAAAAGAAGTGTGTTCATCAGTTCGGCGGAGTCGTGACTGCGGTAGCGCCTTGCGCCGTGTGCGTGTGCGTCTTGAGGCTCTTGCCGCCACCGATGACGTCGGTTGTCACCGTTAGCGTTCCGCCCATCGTGGCATTGCCTGCATTCGAACCTGTGCCCTGATTGAGCGCACCATTCAGAGTAATAATCGGAGAGTTCACTGCAAACGCAGTTGATGCGTCGCACTCGATATTCGGCGCCGTGATCGTGACCTTGGTCGGTGAGACGACGTTGATGCCGGATGCGCTGAACTGGACGTACTGCGTCGGCGTACCGTTTAGGAATCCGCCAAAGTAGAGGCCATCAGCCATATCAAACACCCGGCCAGAACCGGGATTAGCCTGCGCCTTCGACGCCTTTACCGATGAGATGTCGCGGCTTGCGAATCCACACATGCCGATGTCGCCAACCTGCGGGTCGAGAATGATCGCGTTCGTGCCGCCCTGGAGCCGGAAGTAGGGCAGGCCGTAGACGATGCCGTGAGGCGTAGCATTCCCCGCGCCGTCCACCTGATTCACCAGCGGCTGAACATCGACAAAGCCGACTGGCGAGACGCCGCCGTTGTTCGTGACAGAGACGATCTTGACCAGCGTGATCGTGCTGATGCGCGCGAGAATCTGATTGACCAGAAAGGAAAGGGCGCCGAAGTCTCCGGCGCCCGATGCTGGCTCCTGCGTTCCGGTGTATCCGAAATTGTTCATATGCCGAGCTTGTAGCAGCCGATATGCGAGAACCAGGCTCCGCCAGGCATCTCGCTTTCCAACTCATGGACGATGCTGAAAACGTTCCAGATTCCGTTTGCGACGGTGATCGAGCTATTGACATTCACCTGACCGCCCAACTTCAGATCGGGATTGAATTCGGTCGTCAGGCCGATGCCATTGCCCGAGAAAACTGGATACCCGACCATTCCGGTCGCTGGGGAGATCGGGATTGGATCGCCCGTACGCGCTGCCGTCTTTGGCCATATGGCTACTGTTCCGCGGTCTACAGTGAAGTAGATGTTCGCCGCTCGAGCGCAAGACTTGAGCTGCTCGTACGCGGTTCCACTGAAGTACGGGCTGGAAAGTTGCGCCGTTACCCCGTTGTTCTCGAACGCAAAGCCCATCGTCTGGGCTATGCCCTGGATAACCGTAGCCGCATCAGTCGGGCCGCGGAAACTGATGGCATTGACTGGCTTTACCGCTTGAAGTGAGGCAGACAGTGCCGTGATGTTAAATGCAACGTCGGGCGCGCTCTGGAACTCACCGAATGCAGAAGCAAAGGTTCCCTGATAGACGGTGGACATCGCGCCACCATCGTTGCCGGCCGCCACAAGAATCCGGTTGTCGCGACGTTGCTGCATGATCGGGCCAACCGTTGTGAGCTGGTTGATCATGCTCAGCGGCAGTCCGTTGACTCGCAACTGCATCTGGCCTTGCGCATCGCCGTTGTACGTGACAATGGACGCCTTCGCTCTTAATCCGCTGAGTGTGACATCTGGCCCCTGTGTTTCTCCGAATTGGCCTTCTGCGAGACTGATGGTCACATCGATCCGGCGCTTTACGAAGGTCATAGATCACTTGCTTCCAGATAGAGCAAAACGAACCGCGACCCGAGACCCGTATAGACCGGATCGCTTGTGCCTTGCGTGTCGGTGAACGAGAGATCGCCGATAAACCCTAGGTACGTCTCGCGCACCATGCGAACGCGATCGAGGCAGATCGTTGCGGTGATGATCGGAGAGTTGCTGACGTACAGGTCCAGATACATCCCCGTCGATTTCTGATAGACGTTGATCTGGCAATTCTGGCCGGCCAGCAGAACGCTCAGTGACTGGCTCGGAGTGGCCTGCAGTGGGATCGTCAACATTACGCGAATTGACCAAGAGGGCCGGACAAGACGGCTGGGGTTTGGACCGGCGTGACCGCCTGAATCTGGCCGTTGCTGATGGAGTCCGCAGCGCTCGGAGATTGCACCTGACTTGCAGCAAGAGGCGAGCTTGACGCGCTCGCGCTGAACTGAGCGGTAGCGTTCTCGCGGACCTCAAGAAACCACATGTCAACAGTGATCATCGTCGCGCCATTCTTCGTCTCGCGGCGATAATCAACGTTCTCGACGGTCGCGTTGACGTAGGTCTTTTCAGGCGTGACGACGTTGAACGTATCAATCGAGGAAAGCATCGCATCGCATTGGGCGATGAACGCGGTACGGCTCGCCAGGTCAGAGCCGATAGCCATGCGAACCCGTACATCGTACGGAGTCGCGACCTTGTTGTAGCTTGCGAACGCGCCCTGTTCCTGCGGGTAGTCAGAAACGCGGGAGTTGTTCTTGTAGTCCAGTGCGAGGAACGAATCCGGCTGAAGCACCTGATTGCCATTCAGGTCGAAGATCCCCCAGACGGGCGCCGAGAATCCGAGCAGCGAGGCAAGCGCCCCCAATGCTCCGACTTCCAACGCCTCCGGGGTCGGCACTGTCACGCTTCGCAACAGCGCCGGCACTCCCGGAACAGCCGGAACATTCGGAAATTGGATAAATGGCACGTTAGGTCAGTCCAGTGTTGGCTTGCGCGACGAAGTGGTACTTGCTGATTTCCGAACCCAGACCACGGGCCACGCCAGCAGCATCGGTAGCCTGCGTATGGACGTTGATCGGACCGTTGATGTTGACTTCGCTGCTGCTGGTGTTCGACGTCGATGCGACCGGCGGCGCAGATACGCTTGAGCCAACGGGCAGAGAGGCGACCGCAGCGGCATTAGCCTGACCGAGCGACGCATACACGCTGTTCGCATACCCTTGTCGCCGGGCGATGTTTGCCTCCGCAGCGCCAGGCCGCTCAAACTCGCGCGCGTGAATCTCCGCAGCTTGTGCGGCGGTCTTCGCAAGGCGAATGCGGCTATCAGCCAGCTTCTCTGTCGTCTTCAGCTCCTGAAGCATGAAGTCCGTCTGCTCACCGAACGTCGATTCCTTCAGCGAGTGGCCAAACTGCTGCTTGAATGCCTTAGCCCGAGGACCGAGCCATTGTGCGATGCCAGTTGCGCCCGATGTCGTGTTGACGGCGTTCGGATCAAGTCCGCTTTCCTGCATGAGGCTGCCGATGATCCCCGCGACTTGGGCATCGCTATAACCCGCTCCCTTGAGTCGGCCAGCCAGGTACTTCTGGCGATCGGAGAGTGATCCAGAATTTGCGCCTTGCCGAGCCTTTCCGACCGGATCGCCGTCCCACGTTGAACCTTGGTGCGCCTTTAGGTAGTCGTCTTCGCCAGTGTTGAGGCCTTTGCTATAGACCATCGCACCGATACCGCCGAGCACAGCAAGAGCGGTAGCACCGATGCCGCCTCCAATGACGCCAAGAGCGGAACCAACTGAGCCAAGAGCGCCGGCGAGGCTAAGAAGCGGCGACACCATGCCAAGGACTTTGATCGCAGCCAGCCCGATCAGAACGTTTTTCCAGCCACCTACGGCTTCAGCAGCATCATTGGCGATCTTGGCAAAGTCCTGGATCGACTTGACCGCGCCATTCACCCAGTTGGTGATGTCGTCCTTATGCGAGACGACCCAGTCGCCAAGTTGCTTGATGTAGCCGATCAGCGTATCGAACGCAGGCATCAGCGCTTCAACGACCTTGATCCCGACGAGGGTAAAGGTGCGCTCAACGCCGAGCCACTTCTTGCGCAGTTCATCAGCCTGACGGGCATCCTCCGCAGAGATCGCGGACAACTTCTCCATCGCCGCGACCTGATCCAATACAGCAGAACGGCCTTGCTTCAGCAGATTGAACTGGTCATCGCTGATACCCATCTGTGACGCGACGAGTTGCGCGCGGCCCGGATCGGTCTTGTAGATCTTGGAAATGATGTCAGCGCGGGCCAGAAGATAGGAATTTCCATCCTTCAAATCTTCTTTGTTACCACCCATCCGCCAGAACCATTGAAGCGACTCGCTTGATTGCCCCACCTTGAACTGCGCGATGGTCTTCTGCGATTCCTTCAACTGGGCGGTCATGCCCTCGGCCGTGCCGCCCGCATCTTCGGCCACGCGCTGCCACGCGGACAGGCGCTCTGTGCTTATCCCTAGGTTCTGGGACAGGCGCCCGAGGCTGGCCGCGCCGACGATCGTATTCTCAACGAAGTTCTTGATGCCGACGCCGGCAGTGAACACGCCGATCAGGGCAAGCGCCTCGTTGCGGATCTTGGAGAAGTATTGCGCTGCGACCTTGCCGGATGCCTCCATCTCTCTCGCGCGCTTCTGTGCTTCGTCGGACGTCGCCTTGAGATCCGTGCGGGCCTGCGCTGAACCGGTTTTGAATGCCTTCGGGTCAAGACCGAGTGTCACGACCAGCGAATCGATAACGGTGGCCATGATTATTTACCTTGCTTTGAAAGCACGCGTTCGTTGTAGTTGTCGATCACTAGAACCTCCAACAAGTTGTAGAGGTCTTCGGCGCCGTAGACAGACTGCAACTCGTGCAGAGTCGCCATGCGTCGCGAAACGATGGTGCCAATCGAACGCGGCAGGTTTGCGTACTCAATGAGGCGCGAATTCGGAATACCGGGTGGCCCCGTATCGATTACGCGCCTACGGTAAAAAAATCCGTATGCAGATTCCAGATCGCCTTGCGCAGCGTGAGCATCGTTGCAACTTCTTCGATGTCATCTGGGATCAACGACCGAACGACGCCGGGACTCGGCTGGATCTGGACGCACTCCATCATCTTGTCCAGAAGCGGCTTCGCGGCGTCGAACGGAAGTTTCGTGATTGCCTTGATACCCATCGCCGCGAGACCGGCGAGACCGGCCTCAGCGATGTTGTCGGGGATCTCGACGCCGGCGTTCATCAGGGCGAAGAGGGCGCGGCCGGCCCACTCTTCGGATTCGGCCGTGGGCAGTTCGGTCAAGACGAAAGATTTCCCTTTGTCCCGACCTTTCGCGTCGATCGTAATGATTGCAGTTTTACGTGCCATATCAGAACGGAGCCGGGCTGACAGATTCGAAGGTGATTGCCCATTTACGCGGCTGAAGGATTTTCTTGCCGGTGGGCATCTTGCTTTTGCTGGTCATGATGCCTTTGGTGCAGGCGAACTTTTGTCCGGTGCCGGGCAGCAGGATCGTCAGTTGAGCAATGAAGATTTCACGCGCCGTATCTTCTGCGGTACCCCACGTATCGAAAATGAACGCGGACGCGGAATCGGCCTGCAAAGTAATTTCGATAATCGTAGGGTACGGCGTGTAGCCACCCGACAGTTTGCCGTCCACGCCCATCACGGCTTCAGCGGAGGTCACGTCTGCAGACGAGAACATGTCGTCGACGCTGTACCCCTGAAGTTGCTGTGGCACCGGGAAAATGCCACCGACCGATAACATTAAGACCGAGTTTGCGTTTGTTAAGGTAGCCAATTCAAGCTCCAAAAGAAAAACCCGCTGAGCTTGCGCTGAGCGGGTCTAGATGATGTTGTGTCTGACTACCTGTTACGGCATGTCGGGCCAATAGCTATTAGATTTGGACCGGTTCTCGGAACCACGCAATACCTGCAAATTCGCCTCACAATGCAGGCCACATACACGCTTGCTTTGTAGCGGAACAATATGATCCACGTGATTGAGCGGCGAAATAGAATTCTTCGATTTTGCTATTACTTGCCCACTTCGGCGTGGCTAGCAATTTTGATGCAGTGCGGCGCGCAATGGCAGCGATAACTCTGTGCTTGTTAGCTGCCTTCCAGGCTATGTTCCTCGCGCGCGCCCCATTGGGATCTGATGCATATGCTTGGGCGCTCCAGATCCGTACTTGGTCGACATTATTGGTGCGCCAGTCCGCCGCTCTTTTCCGCAGAGACTCTTGATGATCCGCATAATACTGCCGACTTTCTGAGTTGCGCCGATCAGCGTTCTTGTGATGGTATGCGCGGTTGCTGGCGCGCTCACAAAGTATGCATTCGGATCTTGTTCCAGCCTTCGTCTTGATCGGTCGAAATTCGAGAATGTGCTTAACTTCTCCGCACTTCGTGCAGTTTTTTGATTCCATCGTTTGCCCCTAAGCAAACCCTAGTGAATGGTGCGGGAAGCCAGCTAGGGAACTGGCTTGTCGGATGCCTCCTATCCCGCACTTTTTCATTTTACAGCAGTTAAGCTGGTTATTGCACGTCGAGACTCGCCAAAGACAGGCTTTGCACGGCGCCTCCGTCGGCGAACCACAAGGTATCCGCAGTCGGCCCTCTAGCCACACGTATTGCCGCGGTTGCTGGCCCGCGTTGGAAATACCAGCCCCGCGTGGAAATTGTCGGAGCTATCGTAATTCCGGCCGCGTTATTAATTTCTGCCGACTGCAGCGCAGATAACGTAACGCCGGTCCGAATGGCCCCAAAGTTCAATGCGGCATTGATGGCGTCCATATATGCTTGCTCGACAAGCGCATCGCCAGCCGGGTTGTACGGAACCGAATCGACTTGCGTCAGCAGATCCATGCCGGCGACCTGAAGCGAATCGTTCAGCCACATCTGGTTGAAGTAGGCATCAGCCCACAGGAACGGGCCGCTGATCTGGCCATTCGCGAGGAACGTCCAGCCGTTGTTCCGCGACGCCCATGCGCCATAGAACGAATACCCGTTAGCGGTGAGTGTGTCGCCGGTCGTTTCGTCGGTCACAGTCGCCGTCAGCCCGCTCTGCGAACGGAACATGAAGGTAGTGCGACCGTTGGTGCGCGCAAAGTCGAGCGATGCGGCGATGCCGAGCACGAACGCGGCAACCTGAGGATCTTTGTAGATCGACATGATTCCGGAGTAACCAGCTGCCTTGACGAGTGCCCCGAAGCACGTCGTGCTGTTCTGGACCGTTGCCTGTGCGTCCGTGTCCCATGCGACGTACGCATAGCGATTGTTCTTGGAGTTCGTCCATGCCGCGAAAGCAACCTTGTCGGCGGTGACCGGCTCGAACACGGTCATGAACGCCGCCCAGTTCTGGGAGACCTGGACGATGCCTTGCATGTTCGTTGCCGGAACACCTGCGACAGCACCTTGCGAGGTGACGGCGCCGGTTGCCGACGTCAGGTTCAGGCCAGCCGCCAGCGTGCCAGACACGAAGCTGATGGTCGACGAAGCGCCGGTCGTAGCGGAAGTGATCTTGAATGCCGCGCGCTGGCTGTCGTAGCTGACCGTGCCGCCTAGCGAAGTAAAGCCGGCAGCGATAATCGTGGCGGCATTGGAAAAACTGGTCGCTGCGGACAGATTGATGGCCGACGAGGTCTTGAGAACGCCGTCAATGGTCACGATCAGCGTGCCCGATAGCGCTTGCAACTGGGTCAGCGTCAGGCCGGCAACGGATGCGCCGCGCACATAGGCAGCTACTGACGTCGTCGGATACTGAGCGAAGAGAATGGCGCCCGGCGTCTTCGTGGCATTCACGTATGACAGGAAGTAGTTCCCTGCATAGATTGCCTCGGGGGCGGTCGCGCCGAAGAACGCGTCAACATCATCGCCGTTCGCGAAAGACATGACTGTGCCGATCGGCACAGAAGTATCGGCCGTCAGGATCAGGCCGTTCAGGTCAAATGCCGATCCGCCCGCGCCAACGACGCCCGGCTGAACATTAACAATGTCCGAGGCAGGAATGCTCATGTAAAACTCCAGGTTGGCCGTTTCCGGCGCTCAAATGCAAAAACCCCGCACTTGGCGGGGTTCGGGGTAGTGGGCGGGGCGAGAATTAAGGCGGGTACACGACATCGACATCGATCAAGCCGACCTCGAGCGAGTCCGCAAAGTCCTGAGGTACGGTGACGACCGGATTGAACTGAAGCACTGCATCGAATACCCACCGCTCCATGTACTGCTCTTCGCCTGTGACGAACGGCATCTGATGCGCGTCGTTGGCATATAGCGGCTGCATATCCAGCCCGGACTCGGCAAACTTCTGACACGCATAGTCGCTGCGCAACATCATCGAAAGCATGTTGGCGTTGTCCATCGCGGACACGCCGTAGCAGTCGATCTGAACGGATAGTTGCGTCGATCGCTTGTTCAGGGAGCCGCTGTTATCCGGTGCGTAGGTCTGCACGTTCGTCGAGAGTGGGCTGCTCAGAGACGCAGTGATTTCGATGAAATCGCCAGCTGGCATCGCGACGCGATTCTGAAGCCCGCGGATAACATGGTCGCCGTCAAGGCTGACCAGCGACAGAATGAACGAGCGCAATACCGTCAGCACCTGCGTTTCTGTGATGGAGACGGTAGCGGGCATCAAGTGTTCATCTGGAGCGAGACACCGACCTTGCACCAGCCGGTATCCCAGGTTTCGATTACGGCTTTCACAAGCCAGGTGGTGTTCGCCAGAGAGAGGGGCACGCCGCCGCCGAACATGAACAGGTCACCGCCTTGGCCGAGGGGGCGTACCACGCCTTGCGAGTTGCCGTTCAGGTAAAACGCGCGTTGCACACCCTGGACGTTCAATCCTTCGAGATGCCGGAGATCGCCCGCGGTCAGCGCCTGCACCTGAACCATGACGCCGTCGACATCGACGTAGGCCGGGGTTTGCGAACCATCAGGCCCGGTCGTGTAGCCGCTGCTGTAGCGGATTGTGGCGGGGCGGAAGGGGTTGATCGTGCCGATCGCGCCAGCGACAACGTTGTGAAGGTTCACGATCCGTCTCCTTCCTGCACTTCCGAATCGACACTGTTCAGCATGTGGCCGGAGTCGATCAGCGGATTGTCTTTGCCCTTCTTGGCGATCGTCGATTTCGCATTGCCGGGGCTCGAGAACTCCCGGATCGATTCCTGAAGCTGCTCAGATACGAGCTTGCCCATGCGACCTAGTGCCAAGTCTTCGTCATAATCCGCTGCCTTGATGATCTTGCCGAGTTGTTCCGGCCATTCGCCCTTGCGCTTCTGGATCATGTCGCGGAAGAACGGACGCGACGGGATTGTTACTGTGTGCTCTTCTACATGATGCGTCGTCGAGAAATTCGCCTTGTCGGCTTTCACGAACTGGCCATTCTTATTGAATGTGCCGTCGCTCTTGATGCTGCGGTTGATGGTGACGTCATGCGCCGGCACGGTGACCGTACCGCCGTACTCGTTTGTGGCCGCGATCAGCGCGACAGGCGTACCGTCTGGATACGTCGCGTCTTCGAGGAAGCCGACGCGAACCGTGTTGGGCTTGCCGACCTTGGCCGCGATCTCGCGAAGCTTGGCTTCGAGTGCGGCGCCGCCGGTGAATGCGTTGCCCATCACCGCCTCCAGGGTCCGCGTTCCCACGGATTAGCGATCGGCGTTGGCCCGGGAACATAGCGCATGGAGCGGAACTGGACGGTAGCCTGCCAGAATGCGAGGCCATATTTCGTCTGGCTGTACCACTGCGCCGATCCTGCTGGCATGTCCAGTTGCGTCCCCACTGAGACGCTGCCCTCAGTCGCATTACTTATGCGCCCGACCAAGGGAGACGATGCTTCGCCGTTCAGCGGAGCATTCAGGGCGGCAATGTGCGCCGTCACCATGTTGAGCAACACCGCCCTCAGGCACAGATCCTGAATGATGCTGCCGGGCGAGTTGTCGCAGTAAAGTTGCGCTTCCCAGAAATACTGCTGGGCGAGCGGTTGAGGAACAGACGTCGCAAGTTCCGGATACCGCAAAGCCCATGCCGAGTAATCGAAACTTACGACGCCGTTCATTACGATGCCCGCCGGAAGCCGTCAGACGTTTCAAGACCCTTCGGGAGCTTGCTCGGATCGAGACGCTCCAAGCCGGACTTTTCGGTTTCTTTTTCGCGGGCTTCTGCCATCGTGCTCGCATTGTCCGCGTGTGCGAACAGCATGCCGTTCACGATGTATTCCGCCTCTTTGTGCTGCTCGACCCATTCGTCCCAGAACGCTTTCGGGATGCCATGCGTGATCGCATAGCCGAACGTGAGTTGCTGATGCGGACCCTTGTTCTGCGGAAAAGAATTGCCCTGCACGACGAACGTCTTCGCACCGCGGCGCGGCTCCGCGATCTTGTACGTGCGAGCGCCGCCACCCATGACCGGCTCATTGCGTTCACGAAAGTCGTAGAGCTTCAGCACAAAGTCGAACGGCATCTTGCTTGCCACCGTGACCGTTGCATTCGACGGGGATTCGTTGTGCTTCTTGATTGAAAGCGTATCGCCAGCCATATTGACCGCCTGTAAAAAAGGAAAACCGCGAAGAGAGAGGGGCGTGCCGCCAACGCTGCGGTCAGGGCGCTTTCGGGAATGACCCTAGGCGGCACGCTTTGCTGCAAAAGAAAAGCCGCCCGGAGGCGGCTTATTACTTCTGGTGAAACTCGCTCACACGCCGACCATCTGCGCCATGGCAAACGGCTGGCGAAGAATGAAACCCGCCGAGCCTTGCGCCATCTTCTGCTTGTATGCCGACAGTTCGCGAACGACCGGACCTGCCCACAGCTTCGCGTTGAAGCTGCAATAACCGGAGTCCTGACCGGTTGCGTCCGGGCACCAGAGTTGCACGATCTCACCGATCGCCGAACCTTGCGGGTTCTGTGCGGTCAGCGCGCCGTATTGCACAGCGGTCTTGACTTCCAGGTTCGGGAAGTTGTTCTTCAACAGCGCCGCCACGTTCACGTTGAACGTGTTCGTTGCGGTCATCGCACCTTCGCGGCTCGGCGACATTGCCAGCACGAAGCGCGACTTGGTGTTGATGCGACCCGACGACTGGTTGATGAGCTGGATCACGAGACCTTGAATGTCCTCGAAAATCTCGTTCGCCGTGGCATTGATCGCGGTGCCATTCAGCCACGCCACGCCACCATTAGCCTTCGGTGCCGGGGCAATTGCCGGGTAGAGCGACGGATCATTCAGCGCCCCGTAGTTCTGGAGACCGTCGACGCCCTTGAAGTACGTCAGGTTCTGGAACTTGTTCAGGCCGTCGATCGCAGCTTCTTTCTGCTCGGCGACGAATCCGATCTTCGCGAGGCCGACGCGGTCGATCTCAAGATCACCGTACTCGACGATGGTCTGATACAGATACGGCTGGCGTTCCGGAAAGTTCGTGTTGATTCCGGCGCGACCGTTGTTGTTGTGATCACCATACGAGGAAACTTCGTAGGTACGTTCCACAACCGGGAAGATCAGCGTCGTGCTGGTCCATTCGCCTTTCTGCTTCTCGCCGAAGATGTCGGCGCCTTCGTTGGCCGCCGTCAGGACTCGGAGAATGTCCGGGTCCATGAAGAAGGTCAGGTATGCCGGGACGCCGGAGTTCGGAGCCGTAACGAGTGCCGGCTGGGCATCCATCGCGAGATTGAGGTTTTCTTTCCACTCCGGGCGGCAGAATGCCTGCGTTCCCGGAAAGTCGATACCCCAGCGCGTGCGGTGATAGTCAATCGCTGCCCGCTGGTCGGCGGGCGACATGTCATATGCCAGTTTGGGCATGATTTAATCCTTTGGGCAATAAAAAAGCCGCCCTTAGGCGGCTTGATGCGTTGATGGTGGACTGTGGCGTTAGCCGAGAACCCAGGTGGTCATCTTGACCAGTTCGCCCGGTGCGGCGACGGAAGCGGCGACCCATTTCGTCTGGGTGCCGGCCGCGACCGTGATCGTTCCGGATGCGAAGGTCTGACCGATGTTCACGGCGTACGTCCCGTTGCCACCAGTGCCCGTCAGGAAATCCGTGATAGCGGTGCCAGCGGTAATGCCACTACCGCTCAAGGCATCGCCGAGTGCCAGGGCGCCCGAGCCGACAGCCGTCACCGTGAGCGTGCCGCCAGAGCCGGTAATTGCCGTGCTGGCGACCGTCTGTGCGGCGCTGACCTGATAGGTGCCGATGCCGCCGGCCGTGCCAGTGAGCTGGCTGAGAATCTGCGTGCCAGCGGTGACGTTCGTGCCGCTGATCGTCTGGCCGTTCGTCAGAACCCCGGTCGTGACCGCGGTAACCGTCAGCGTCGTGCCGGCGATCGATCCCGTCACCACGTTAGCAGCGATCGAGCCAGTCACGGTTGCGCCAGTGAAGTTCGAGCCGAACTGAACTGCACCGGTGGAGTTCTGCGCATAAGCAGCCTGGCCGACCGCGGTCGTGCTCGATCCGGCGTTCACAACCCAGAAGCCGCCCGCGCTGAACAGCGTGATCGGCGCGCCCTGGTAAATGGTGAGCGTGCGCTCGGCGAGGTAGTCGGTGATGATGGCTTGCTGGTCACGCAGCACGAAGCCCGAAGGTGCGCCAGCGCCGTAGTTGTTCACGGTGCGGCCGTCTTCCGGGTTGACCCAGGCGAAACGGCCAACAGTGACGCCACCGGGACCGGCGACGAGTGCGCCTTGACCGGCATTGACGGTCGCGCGCGGGTTGTTATCGCAGAAGTCACCCAGTACTGCGGGTGCCGCCTGCACATTGACTTGACGGGGGAATCCCATGTTCTACTCCTGTGTCCTGTTGATTAGCGGCCGAGGCGATGCGCGTTCGGGAAGGCGTCCGAAAAATCGCCCGGTAGCTGGCTGTCCGATGCGATGCGCGCCTTCGGCGGAGCATCACCCGGCTTCGGCTGGGCAACCAGCACAGCCTTGTATGCGCTCGGGTGGACGCCAGCGACGTCGATCTTGAGCACGTCGAGGGCTGCCTTGTAGATGGCCTCGGCGCTGTCCATGGCGGTCAGCTTGCCGACATACGGCTTGGCGATTTCTTCGGCTTCAGCGATGCCGCGCAGGCGGGCGATCGTCTTCTGTTCTGCATCGCGCGCTGCTGCGTCGCAGGCGAGTTTGATCGCCTTGTCCATTGCTGCCTTGCTCATCGGAAGCGGCTCCTTGTTCGTGTCATCGCGCGGGGTTGCGTTTGCGCCACCCGGCGTTTGCGGCGGTTCATCCATTGCGGCGGGATCGGCAGGTTCTGCCGGCGTCGGTTCGTCGACCGCCTGACCGGCAGCCGGCGCGCTCAATTTGGCTTCGATCTGTGCGAGGTCTTCGTCGCTGATCTTGCCGCGAAGCATGTCGAGGATTTCGGCGCACTTCGGATCGACGTTGTCTTCGGCGACATCGTCGTTATCCGGCTGTTCACCATCCAGCTTGTCGAGCAACTCGACGACATCTGCCAGATCGGTGTCCTGCGCCAGATGGGACTTGATCGCAGCAACGATGCCAGGCTTCTTCGCCAGCCAGTTGCTTTTTTTCACGCCCGCCAGAATCGAG